GTTTTCTCGGAGAATAAGACTACAATAAAAAGGAGCAAATAAACATGAACCAAGTAGCAACAAAAAAAGAAGGAGCACTGCAAGCAAATTTGTTTGAAGCAGATGCAAACCAAGGGACTCAAAACATATCGCAAGCAGATCTTGCGTTACCTTTCTTAAAGGTTTTGGGTCAGCTCTCTCCGGAAGTAAATAAGAGAGATGCTAAATATGTCGAAGGCGCAGAGCCCGGCAAAATAATAAACACTGTTACCAATGAATTGTTTGATGAAGTACAAATTGTACCTTGTCATTATAAAAGACAATACATTGAGTGGCAAGACAGAGGCACTTCTACAGGTGCTCCTGTTGCAATCCACGAAGCAGATAGTGATATTGTTAGTCAAACCACTAGAGGTAAAGACTACAAAGATAGATTAGCTAACGGCAACTATCTTGATAACACTGCACAACACTTTGTGTTGGCTTTGGGTAAAACGCCACAAACAGCATTGATTTCTATGAAGGGCACTCAGTTAAAAGTGAGCAGAAAATGGAACTCAATGATGATGGGTATTAAAATGCAGGGTAAGAGCGGACTATTTACTCCGCCTACATACAGCCACATTTACAATCTAAAAACTGTGCAGATGTCAAACGACAAAGGCACATGGTTTGGATGGGATGTAACTAAGGTTGGACCAGTTTCAGATAAAAGTATCTATGACATGGCAAAGAATTTTGCTGTGAGTGTAGGTAAAGGTGAGATTGAGGCTAAACCAGAAAATCAAGAAGTAAAAAAAACTTCATTGAATTTATAAAATCCCGGGAGGTGGGCGTGGATGCGAGAGTGGAAGCGCCCACTTTTATTGTATGATAGATAAGTTTATAAAAATATTTGAAGGGTTAGGTGTGGGATATGGTCAGTTTCGGAAAGATAACAACAGGTTAGCATTAAAAGTAGAAGGACGATCTTACATTGAAAAAAAACCTGTAACAAAAGAACTTTGGCAAAACCATTTAGACGGTATTGGTCCTAACTTAGGTATATTTCCTCTCACAAGAAAAGGCACCTGTAAGTGGGGAGCTATAGATATTGACGACAATAACTTCGATTACGAAAAGCTATTAGAAAAAATTAGAAAACATAAATTACCACTAATTATGTTTAGGTCTAAAAGTGGTAGAGCGCACGTTTATTTATTTATGAAAGATTTTTATTCTGCTCATGAAATTCAATTAGTGATGAAAAAATTTGCAGCTAAATTAGGTTTAGCAGATAAGCTAGATCGTATTTATCCCATGCAAACAAGTTTAACAGAAAAAGATTATGGCAGTTATCTTAACATGCCTTATTACAACCAAGAAGAAACAAACACTCCTGCTTACAAGGATGACTTTGAAGGAGCAACAATTGAAGAGTTTTTTGAGATGTACGATAAGTACGTTCAAACAGAACTTACTGAATATTTAGTAGAGGAAGTACAAACTAAAACTAAAAAATTAAAAGAAAAAAAACTAGAAGATTTCTTTTTACCATGTGTAAAAAATTGTTTAGCAGAAAATGGTAAGATACCAAGCGACATTGGTCGAAACGATTTCTTATTACACAAATATGTTTGGACAAAAAAAGCCGTAGAAAAAGGTGTTAAAAAAATAGAAGCATACAGTAAAATGGATGCAAAAAATTTATTATTGTATTTTAACAAAGAGTATTTGGAAAACCCTTTGGGCGAGAATGAAATAGAAAAATCTATATTTAAATCAGAAAATAGAGAGTATAAATATCTTTGTAAGAAACAAAGCATAAAAAAATACTGTGATGCATCTGCATGTGTTAGAAACACGTGTGGAATAAATCCAAAAGAAGCAGAAAGATTAAAATCAGCAAAAGAAAGTTTAGGGCAGATAGTAAAATACGATAGTGATCCACCTATATACTATGAAAAAGTGGCCGTGAAAATAGAAGGCACTGAAGATTACAAGAAAATTCAAGTAGCAATGGACGGCTCAACTATAATGAACAAAACTGAATGGCTTAAAACATTAAGAAATAAGGGATTCTTTCCTCCAATTAGTTTTGACATGATGAAAACTGCAGATTTTTTAGAATTACAGGATGGTAGGTTTAAAAATTTAATAGTAGAACCTGCTGACGAAGAAGCATCAGAAGATTTTGAATTTAAATCAATGATTTATACGTTTATAGAAAAAATGACTGTTAGTCATTTTAAAAAAGATTTATTACAAAACGGCTGTTATGTAAATCCGGATGACTTTCAAATGGAATTTAAACTAGAACACTTAATTAGTTATTTAAAAGCACATCATATAAAAATACCAGCAAACCAACTTACTTTTAAATTAAAACATGTATTAAAAGCAAGAAAAGTTAATGGCAAAGTCTACGACACAGCGCTTAAAAAATATAAGTCGTGTCCTACTTGGAAATTTTTGTCTGATCCAGAAAGATACACAGTGCAAATTACAGGTAAACAACAGGAATTAATAGAACATGACAACGACAACTAGAATAGCAGGACCACCAGGAACAGGTAAGACAACTGAACTTGTAAAAATTTATTACGAAAGTTTAAAAAACTATGACCCGGTTGATATTGTAGTGATATCTCACACTAATACTGCAGCGAATCACATAAGAGGTAAAATATCTTCTAACGAAAGTATTGAGGAATACATGAAAGAAACAGGGCACGAGGTGTTTGACACAATCAAAAATGCAAAAGAAACACTTAAAAAAAACGTGGTAACAATACATAAGTTTTGTAAAGATAGAGTTAAGGGCGAATCATTTAAGATAGAAGACTATGAAATATTATGTAATTTACACAGTGAATTTAATGATCCTAAAGAGTATCTCAGTGTAGAGTTGTTGTTTAAAAAACATCCATTTTTTAAATTTATGGGCTTTGCAAGAGATAATGGTAAAAACTTTCAAGACTATTATAGAAGTTTAACACAAGAAGAAAAGAAAAAATATAAATACAGTAAAGATCAACTTCCGGATATGGAAAGAAAATACAATTCATTTAAAACAAATGAAAAAATAAATGGCAGAGCTAAAGTCATACTTGATTTTCAAGATATGGTAGAAAAGTTTTGTGACGATTCAGAAGTTTCTGACAGTGTTTGTAAGGATATTAAAGTATTGATAGTTGATGAAGCACAAGACTCTAGTGTTATACAAAGAAAAGCGGAGAAAGTTATGTCAAAAAATGTAGATTATTTTTACAAAGCAGGAGATCCAGATCAATCTATATTTGAATTTGCAGGTGCAGACCCACATTCTTTTCACATAGAGTTTGCAGATCCAGAAATAGAATTAAAAGAGGGTTATCGGTGTCCAAGAGTTATAAACGAATATTGTAAAAAAATAATTAGTCCCATATGGGAACACTATGGATACGAAAGAACATGGAAACCACGAGAAGAATTAGATGAAAATGGAAATAGAACAGGTAAAATTGTAGAGGGTGAAATATTTGAAATGTCTAGTTTAACGCAAGACCCTTTTGCGCCTGAATTAAAAAATAGAATATTAAATACCAATCAAAATTTTATATTTACTTACAGAGGTAATGAACCAACATTAATGATAGACTATCTAGTACAACTTGGCATGCCAATTAAAATACCAACCGATGCAAAATTAAAATATAAATACCCAAGCGTTGCAATAAAAAATCACAGACAGTTTTTAAATTTATTAAACGGAGATAAATTATCTTCCGGAAAAATTAGATCAATTTTAAAAGACACTGATCCACAATATACAATAAATGAATCAGTAGATAGTCTTGAGTTTAGTTATGATTTAAATTGGTTAATAAAAGAAAAATATTTTGTGCCTGGTGTAAAAGATATTGCAGATTTTCAAGATATAAGAAAAAATAAATCTTCAAGGGAAGCAAATTATATACGAAAGATTATTAATAATGATAGAGATTTAGTTAAAAAGGATAGAATTTTTTTAGAAAACATACACACAATAAAAGGAAAAGAATTTCATAACGTGGTTTTAGATTTAACATTAACAAGAGACGAAGAAGATTTTGCTAAGAGACGTATGAAATTTGTTGCGTGTTCTCGTGCAAGCGAAACACTGTGGACAATAAAAAGTAGAAACGGTTATACATTGTAAAGGAGGTTAATATGACAAACAAAGAAATGTTTAAAGGAGTATCATATGAATGTTTAGAAAAGCAGATCGGCGGAAAACATTATCGTAATATGAAGATACAGCCAGCAGAATTTATTAATGAAAATAAACTCTTGTTTGCTGAAGGAAATGCTATAAAATACATTTGTAGACATTCTGTGAAGGGAAAGGAAGAAGACATAAAAAAAGCAATACATTATCTTGAAATGATACTGGAGAGAGATTATTCATGAATATATCGGTAGAAGATATACCTCATTTAAAAGACGGCACGGTGGTAGCTGTTGACTTAGAGACACACGATCCAGACCTCAAGACTCACGGATCAGGGGCCATAGTAGGTAAAGGTAAAGTGTGTGGCATTGCATTAGCATGGGACGATAAAAAAGAATATTTTCCTATTAGACACAAAGGTGGTCTTACGTCTAATCTTCCGTCCAAATCAGTTTGGAATCGTTTAAACAGATTAATTTTTCAAAAAGAAAAAATAACAAAAGTATTTCACAATGCTATGTACGACGTTTGTTGGATTCGTGCAGAAACAGGTCTCATGTTGAAAGGACCTATATATGACACAATGGTTGCTGCATCTGTTATTGATGAAAACAGAATGAGATATACATTAGATTCTTTAGCTAAAGATTATTTAGATGATAATAAGTACAAAGGTGATTTAAAAGAATTAGCGCTGGAGTTACATGGAGTATCCGATCCAATGTCTAACATGCATTTATTACCGCCTGACTTAGTAAAAGATTATGCAGAACAAGACGTTAGTTTAACTTTGCGTTTGTGGAACAAGTTTGAAAAAATAATTAAAACACCAATAGAAACAGAATCAAAAAGTAAAAAAACTTTACAAAATATATTTGAACTAGAAACTAAATTGTTTCCTTGTTTAGTAGATATGAGATTTAAAGGCGTGCGAGTTGATGAGGAGGCTGCAAAAACTTTAGGAGAAGAATTAAAACAAGAGATAGAAGAAATATTAAAACAAATAAAAAAAGAAACTAGAGTTACTGTAGATATATGGGCAGCAGATTCTATTATACCACTACTAGAACAACAAAAGATAACAGATTATAAAAAAACACCAAAAACAGGGCGACCTAGTATAACAAAATTATATCTAGAAACACACCCTAATAAGTATTTAAATTTGATTGCAAAAGCTAGACAACTTGATAAACTACACAACACTTTTGTGACCAGTATTTTAAAATTTGTACACAAAGGTAGAATTCACGCAGATATAAATCAAATTAGATCAGACCAAGGCGGAACTGTAACAGGCAGGTTTAGTATGAGTAATCCAAACTTACAACAGATACCTGCAAGAAGTGAACAAGGTAATAAGATAAGAAATTTATTTTTACCAGAAGAAGATAGTCAATGGGCTTCGTTTGACTATTCACAACAAGAGCCACGTCTTGTTGTGCACTACGCATTAAAAAATAATCTATATGGTGCAGAAGATATGGCTGATGCATACAATAAAGACCCTGATACAGATTTTCACGACATGGTAGCAAAGATGGCTAGAATAACTAGAAAACAAGCTAAAACTATAAACCTGGGTCTATTTTATGGTATGGGTAAAGGTAAACTAGCTAGATCTCTTGAGTTAGATAACGAAGAAGCAAAAGAATTATTTAATCAATATCACAGTAAGGTGCCTTTTGTTAAAAAATTGTCTAACGGCTTACAAAGTTTTGCTGAAAAAAATAAAAATATATTTACGTTAGAGGATAGATTTTGCAGGTTTGATAGGTGGGAGCCAATAAACAAAGAATGGAACGATGAAAAAGGTGTATTTGAAATAAGTGAATACAAAGAAGTAAATGGTAAAAAACAAATAGTAAAATCGCCGGTGCCTGTCCTACGTAGAGAAGAGGCAGAAAATAGATATTTAGCTGATAAGGTAAGAAACTCACAAGAAAATGATCCTCATTGTAATTATTTTGAAAATTATTACAGACCAGCTTTTACATACAAAGCTTTAAATAGATTAATACAAGGATCAGCAGCAGATATGACAAAAAAAGCAATGGTAAACCTGTACGAACAAGGTATCGTGCCACATATACAAATTCATGATGAGCTTTGTTTTTCTATTAAAACAAAAGAAGATATTGAAAAAATAAAACACATTATGGAGAGTGCTATACAATTAAAAGTTCCTAATAAAGTTGATTGCAAAAAGGGACCTAGTTGGGGTACAATAAAGTGAGGATAAACTATGGCTTACTTAAATGCAAATATACCTGTAGAATATGCACAAATAAGAAGGGAATATTTATATGATCTTAAAAAACATAAAGGCGAAGTGGAAGACTGTATTATCTTTGGTGTCACCAGC